ACGCGAAGCCTAGTACGGTCTCTTAGAGAGACAGTATTCCGTCTCTCTTGTAGAGATACCGACCAAAGTCGATCTAATAATAGACCGACTCCCTCAGATTGGTAGGTTTTTCCTACCTCTACTGCGTTCCAAACAAAGTATCCTTCGATACAATGTCTAGCGCGCACTGGAACAGATTCATCCCAATTTGAGATGAATCCCCCATCGCCAAGTGTTTCCGGTATCCTCACCCGTAAGGGCTTGGGTACCAGATTCACGAGGTGATCAAATACTAACCGAAATCGTGCTTCGCAAGCCATAGAAACAAGGCCTCGATGCGCAAAACGTCGGATAGCATTTGCCAGCCGGTAAACGGATAGAACACCTGAAAGGTGTCCTTTGAGGAACAAAGGCTTGGTATCTCTGCCTAGCATGAAATGAGAACCACAAGATTCCCTAAAAAATGAAGAGAAATGCGACTTCTTCAAATTAATAGAGAATCCGTAGAATTCACTCATGATAGAAAAGAGTTCAAGACAGCTACAGGGGATAATAACATCGTCCCCATAGACTGATATAGTCCCTTCTAACGCGTTGTTAGAAGAAGACTGTATATATTCCATGCAACATTTTGCAATTGCATAGAATAAAAGTGACTCGAGTTGAAATGTAAAGCCATTCCCCATACTGGAGAATTTGCTCCATTTCACCCAAGTTCCGTCTTGATGACCGTAATGGGACCGGCAACTATCTAAAACTGAAAACCATGTCGAGAGATTATTCACGTAACGCTCAGAATAAGAGCAATTACAGAATAACTCACGGATGACTTCCAGAGAGATAGAATCGCTTGCCGAGCTAAAATCAATAGTCGCATTTACTGCATCTTTCGATGCAATTCTTGCGAGTTCTTGGTTTATCGCTTGGCTTCGAAGGTCGATCCCACACCGAAGGAGCCGCCTCTGTATCATCGAGCCAATAGATTTTTGAAACCAGAGATTAATCCCTGGCTCAATAGCTATTACTCGATTAGCAGTTGCGTCTTTCGGCACAGTGACTATCTTGTTACCAGTCTGAAAATTCGGAAA